TTTAATTGGTTCTATTAGTATAGCGTCTTTATGCCATGTTGGAACAATAGTTTTAGGCTGAATATTAATTATCTCTCTGACTTTTCTCATTGTAATCCTTGATTTATCGCATTTTAAGTCGTGTGGTTGGTATTCTCTAGTTTCACAACATTCTCTCATAGGTTTGTAGAATCTACCGTTCTCTGCTCCTAATCTCTGTTTGCTCTCTCCGTTACCATTACGGCCACCCTTCTTTCCTCTTGCCGATGCAACCGGACATTTGCCCTTATGTACTACACCCTTACACTTTTTATATCTACACGGAAATAATCCCATAATCCTGAGACTATGTACCAGTTATTAAACATTCCTATTAGAGTTTTGTAACAACGATAAAGTTTTGTAACACTGTAAATTAGTACACCTAGTGTATAAAAACCACCATTTTTAGCCATAAATCAGTAAAGTATATATGCACCTTCATAAAGGTGATTTAAATCGCTTCTAAGCCATTTGTTACCCTCGGTAGTACTCTAAGATATAATTTTAATTTGGTTGCGAGATAGACCCCTCTATTCAATTCTACGCTTGCGTTAAAGTTTTGTAACACTCTAAAACTATATAAATAATGTTTTGTAACACTTTTTTGTCAGAAAGTTTTGTAACGGTCATTTTTCGGTAGCCATATATTTGATGTTACAAAACCTTTTGTAACAGAGTGGTGTAGTTTTTGCATTTAATGTTTTCTCTACATCTAGTTTTACAATGAAACTAAGTTTTCTCTAAACACTTAGTGTATCTATGACATCGAGTGCTTTTTCTGACACATAGTATACTTTCTAACACTTAGTTACACTCTCTACACCAAGTTACTCTCTCTACACTAACTTACTCTCTCTACACCTAGTGCAAAAACTACACCAGTGCAAAAACTACACTTAGTGTTAAAGTAAAATGTTACAAAAGGTTTTGTAACAAAAGGGGAATGCTTAAGTATGTGTAAGCGCGCCAATAAAATATGAGAGAAACAAGTACGCAGACAGAAGCGATTGCCCGATATATACATGAACAAAGCCTAGAACTTGGCTTAATGCCTAAATCATGGCAGACCTACATTCGAGAGGGTTCGCCTACCTATGGGCGAGGGTGGCAGATATACGCTTGTGACCCTAATTATAGAGAGTTTGCCCACCCTGCAACCGCAAGCGGTGGCGACTACTTAGGATGGAGCAGGAGAGAAGCAAACGGACAATTGAGGCGAATCATGCAAGGCTTAACCTTTATGAAACTAAGTAAGAAAGATGCGAGGGATAGATATGCTCGGAAATAGTTTTGTAACGGTTTCTCTCTCTCTCTTTCTCTTAAAGTTTTGTAACACACAAAAAGTTTTGTAACACCTAGCCTAATAACTTACGTTACAAAAGGTTTTGTAACAAAAGAGGTACATTCATATAGTAGTATGCTAACCGAAAGATATGGAAGAAAAAGGTAAAATAGCGGAAATACAATTTAGACAAGTGTTAGCAAAGCAAAAAGAACTAATGTTTATTGCTGAAAATATAGATTTATTCATAGAGGAATTATGGAGAAAAAGAAGTGAAACCGTGAACGAATATCTAAATAATAAAAAGATAGATGTTTATGATTTATGGAGAGGAAATAGTATGGATTTTGATTTTCGTGATACCGGAAATTCTGATACGATTTATGCTAAAGTTCAACAAAAATTAGGGGTAAAGAAAGAGAAGAAAATAAGAATAATGAAGTGAGGTTTTGTAACAAGTTTTGTAACTCTCTCTCTCTTTTTCTCTTTCTAAAAGTTTTGTAACAAAAATTAATAAAGCCACATATTGTACGTTACAAAAAGTTTTGTAACGGGTTAGATACCTTCATATAGTAGTATGCAGACCGTGGGATATGAGAAAAACACCACAATACGAAAACAAATGGGAATTATGGCATACTGTACCGGACAATGGAACATTCCAATTAACATGCTGGGATGCACCAATTCCAACAATAAGAAAAATATTAAAAAAAATCAGAGCCGACTATCCAATTTATGAATTTAGGTCAAAAATTTCACAAAGTCCATATTCTGCCGGAGTAAAATATATTGAAGTGAGACGTAAAATTCCTTGGGATTTAAAATATTTGGATAATTATCATGATTAAGTTTTGTAACACTCCCACACCTTGAGATAGTTAGGTGTTAGAAGTCGGATGCTTGACCCTTCTAAGCGCGCGAAGGGTCAGGCGGCGCATTTGTTTTGTAACAAGTTTTGTAACTCTCTCTCTCTCTCTCTCTAAAAAGTTTTGTAACATAAAGTTTTGTAACATAAAGTTTTGTAACAAAAAAGCCGGATATTGTACGTTACAAAAGGTTTTGTAACGCGAGGGGTATGTTCATATAGTAGTATACCAACGGAAGAATATGGCTAAAACCATTTTTAAGGCAGATATACCAGCAGAAGAATTAAACGAATGGGGATATCCCGATAAGGGAATTTGGGTGTTCAAAGGGTTTTGTAACAAAAGCAGGAGAACAATGTGGTCAAAACTATAATCCAGTTTTGTAACAAAAATAGTTCAGATATTCGTAACCCCTCTAGAGTTTTGTAACTCTAGAGCGGGCTCTCTCTTTAGAGTTTTGTAACACTCTCTCTCTCTCTAAAATGTTTTGTAACAAAAAAAGTTTTGTAACAAGAAGCCAAATATAGTATGTTACAAAAGGTTTTGTAACAAAGAAGATTCCTTTATATAGGGGAATGCTGACAGCGAAACATGGAATCAGATGTGATTTATCATAAGGACTTTGCTACCGACCACCTACGAGGAACGAAAACTATTGCTCGTAAAATTCGTTCCTTCCTGAACAAAAAAGCCTTCGGCGGGCTACTTACTGATGGAGATTGGCACTCCGGTTGCAGTTTGTTTTGTAACGACTTTGAATATGGTTATCCTAAAACTTACAAATCCGAAGCCGACCTTCACTTAATTTTTGATGGTGGGGCTTTGTATGATTTTTTATCTTACAACGGCGATGCTGAATACATGGGTATTGGTTGGGCTTGGCCTTTAGAGCAGTTTTGTAACAAACTCGGATATGATTTTGAGCCTATCAATAATTATTGCATTGGCATTACTAAGAAATAGTTTTGTAACACTCACAGGGTTTTGTAACATACATACATCCGTAAGCCCACACCTAAAGTTTTGTAACACAGCCCTGTGTGTTGTGTATTTCCTGCCTGTTGACTTTAGGTGTGGCACTACGGTTTTGTAACACTCTCTCTCTTTTCTCTCTCTCTCTTATATCGCCCCGCTTTTGTAACAGGTTTTGTAACAAGTTTTGTAACAAAAAAAGTTTTGTAACAAATTAAGCCTAATAATAACTGTTACAAAAAGTTTTGTAACAGACTAATTACAAGGGATAACTATATAAAGAAAATAGCGTTTGTTGTTCCCGTAGGGTATAGCGAAATCCCACACCAAGTTTTGTAACACAGGAGAAAAAAAAATGGAAAATAATAGAATTAATTTAGAAATAATGACGAAAGCGATTGAACAAGGTCTCGATTCAACATCATGGTCGAAACTTCGTTTAATGTATGATGGTTACTGTATTGGCGTTGAAGAAGCAAGTCAAGACCTTTCCGATTTTATGAGTATATCGGAATTTAATTACTGGGTGGCATGCAACTGTTTTGTAACAGGAAGTAAAATAGATATCATACTTAGAAAAAATAAATTCATTAATACTATAATGAAAGAATTAGATAGTATTGAAGAAAAATATCAAAATATTCATTATATGGATAAAGATTATACTGAACCGGATTTTTAGGTTTTGTAACACGCAAAAAGATTGAGGGGTATTCGCTAACCTCTCTCTCTTCTTTTGTAACAAGTTTTGTAACAAATTTTGTTTTGTAATAAGTTTTGTAACAAGTTTTGTAACACGGAGCGGGAGTATAATATTAAGCCAAATAATTAATGTTACAAAGAGTTTTGTAACAGAAGAAAAACCTTGATATAGTAATATGCTTACCGTGAAATATGGCAGATAAACTAATTGCACGCGCTGAAACCGAAGAATACATATTAGAACTATGGGAAATAGGAAACGAGGAATTTACATGCTAGGACTATTTATAATATGTTTATTAATAATAATAGGGATGATATAAAATGGTTTCATTTAAATTATATAAGCATAAATTAGGCGTAAAGTTTTGTATCAAATGTGATACAGAAATTGAAAATAATACTAGAGCGGCAGAACGCAATAAGTTTTGTAACTACTGCCAAGATAAATGGTACAAACAGGAAATAAATTGGATAAAAAGAATGACGCGATAATTCTTCTTTTGTAACAAGTTTTGTAACATTTACTTGTTTTTAACAAATTTAAGCCGTATATTTTCTGTTACAAAATCTCTCAAAGTTTTGTAACATCTTTTGTAACAAGTTTTGTAACACACCGGAATTAAAATTTAGCATTATAATTAATGTTACAAAAAGTTTTGTAACATAGAATATTTGGCTTAAAAAAATATAAAAAAGCCCGCTCGCAGAGTCATGCCCTGCGAGGGGTTACGTGTATTTCCTATTGACTAACTTATTAGTTATGCTCTAAAGTTTGCTTTACTAACATATGAGTCCAGTCATTCCACATTAGATTTAATTCGGGAAAGAATTTATTCATATTACGGCGTATCTTAGTTATTTCTACAAAATATAATTGACGAGAGTATGGTACATGTTTGCACCTTCCTGCGTATTTATCTTCAATTTCGTATTCCTCGATAAATCTTGGGCCTCGACAGCCTTGTTTTAAACAAGTATCCCTCAACATAGTAGTATAAACGCTATAATTTAATGCTGTCTGCTTGTATTCCTCAAGCGGCATATCCATCATCAAATCATAAAATTCTAAATCAATATCATTAATTTCAGTATTCAGTTAATCACCCCCTTGTTCTCCTTAAAAGATGAATATATTGCGTATACTGAATATACACGGCGTATTTTAGATTCCTCATAAGTAGCCGGGGATGTATCGCACAAGGTAACTCCTAAATGGTTTACTAAGTGAATGTGGGCTGTTTCCCCCCATGCTGTAAAAACCATAAAATAATCAGGATATGCACCATTTAGATACATTTGATTATTATTTTGAAAAGATGTAACTTTTAAGTTAAATTGATTTAATGATATAGTCGAAGAAGGCATATTTTTGCTTACGACACCCATTCTTGAACGTGTAGTAAATCCACATTTTCGGCAAGCCCTTACAATATCTTTGATAGTTTGCATGAAATGAATTTGGTTTCTGACTCCTAGATATTCGCTAACTGCTGTTAAACATGGACTTCCTCGGAAATCAATTTTTGCGTAATTTAAAGCCAATTCTTGAGAACGGATTTGCCTGCTTTGTGTAGGCATTTGAAATTTAGTGTTCCATGTTACATGGATTCGAGTATTAATTTTATCACTCATAATATCACCATATGAAAAGATAGGGGGGGGATTGCTCCCCCGCCCTAATTACTCCCCGTCAACCCCCATAATAGTAGGGCTTAGAGTAAAAACTCTAAACCCGTTCTCAATTGCTAGGGCTTTTTGGTGGTCATAGATGAAGACAGGCATTACATTTTTTAGGGCTGTTGCATCATCAGAGGGGTTATTGATAGCCACATATGAGAATGATACAGGGTCACGGATTTGCTTTGATTTACCGTCTACATCTATTCTATGATTATGACAGAATTTAACAGCCTTACCCTTGATAGTCTTATTTGCGCCGGATTGCTGACGGACTGTAAACACCTTAGCAGATAGTCTAAACGCCCCATTGAAGAAGTCAGCCCTATGAAGGGTATACTTCTTTTCATACTGGTTAGCAACATCATTAACTATTACTCTGACACCATCAGTTAATTGAACAACCTTACATACACCACATCGGCGGGTTTTAGGATGTAGATAAGAACCGATTTTATCACATGTTGAACAGGCTTCTACAGTCTTTTGAGATAGGGAAACTGATGTATTCCTATTATCAATTGTACGGCTTACAGCACCTTTTAAGGTCATATCTTGATATTTTCTGCCATCAGTGTATGAGCATCTTCGGGCTTCTGAATCAATTAATTGGCTGTTTATGATATCGGTTAGGTTGTCTATATGGTCAGGATTTATTTGAGATAATTGGACAATAGGTAGAGACATTTTTTTGACTCTATTATTTTTAGCATATTGCATCTTCAAAGTACCTAGTCCGTTTTGGACTCTCTGACCTAGTGATGTTATTATCTCACTAGATGATATAAGTACAGTGTTAGACACTGGTACTATGGCAGTCTTGGGCTCGCTCCTTGTGTGTTCATTAACATACATGGTAATGGATAGGGTCACCAGTATATAAAGAAAATCTCTCTAATAGTGCGTTTTTGGCCCAAAAAGAGGGTTTTTTTAAAATATACGGCTAAGCCTACCCCCACAAGAAATATTTATATTTTTTTTGAAAAATTTTTTCTATATTTTTTTGGGGTTAGTCCTTTTTTCGGTTGTACGCTAATATTAAATTCTTCTTTCTTTCTTAATAAAGCACATACAGAATAATTACTTAGTTGTGTCCAGCGATTAGGTATATACACGTTTGCTTTCCACGCTAACTCTTCTGCTGTTAACCATTCGTTATTTAATTGTAAGTTATTTTCTAATGCTTTTTCTAATGCTTCTTTATATCTTAATCCTCTTTTTTGAGGGCCGGGTTTTGGAACGCCTTCCGGTAAAGGAGTAGTCCAGTATGCCTTTTTCTCAAGACTTGTAGCGTATTTGTATCTTCTTCTACTAGGGTCACGATTTCTTCCTGTCGGCATTTTAATATCTCCTATTAATAACTCTACCACCTAATCCAGTAGTAGCGCCCCTAGAATTTCTAGAAACTCCGCCAGTCCATGAACCACTTTGCATAGTTTTCATTATTACTGGTTTATCTTGTGTTTTGTAAGTAAATTGGTCTAGTGCGTGTGCCATAGCCATAGCACAATCGTTATGACGACCTAAATCTTGTATTAGTCCTTCTTTCCATGCATGATTTTCTAATTCTTCTAAAAGAATATTTACTTTTTTTCTAGTAGTATCATTACCATAAGGAAATACTAACATTTCTCTTTCAAACCAAACCCTCATTCTATTCATAAGACCTTGTTTTAATGTTCTATTGCTAACTTTACTTTCACGGTAATCTATCATAGCACCTTTTTGTATTAGTAAACTTTCATATAATTGTTGGAATCCAACGGCTTCAACTGCAAAAGCAGGAGTACCATATCTTTTATTCCAATCAATCATCATATCTGCTTGTTTGTCCGGTGGAAAATCATTTCTTCTCCATATATTCACAAGATGTACAAACCCTTCATTATCTTGTTTTAAACAAACCATAACACTGTAATCTTGTCCTAAACCATGAGCAGGGTCAAAACCAATAGAGTATTTACAATTATCTTGTTTTTCATTTTCAAAAACCGTATTCATGTTTAAATTTTTACGTGTTAGTTGTCTAGGGTAAACCGAAGCCTCATCGTCAATAACTTTACATAAATATTCTTGAATAAAAGACAATTCACCCATAGCGTCTTTTTGTTCTAAAAGAAATGATAGTGGTCTAAATTGAGGCCATAATTCTTTTGGTTTAATATTTATTGGGTCTGCTTTCCATTCATCCCAATTAGGTATACTAGACCATACTCCGCTTTTCCATGTGTCGTTTTCTAACATTTCTGTATGATACAAGTCTACCATAGACATAGGAGTACCTACAGCATAAATAGCCGTTCCGGGGGATAACATAGGTGTAATTTTTTTCCTAAACCACTGTCTTATATTTTCCCAATTCATATCACCCATATCATCTAATACGTCATCAAACGCAATAGCCGCAGGGTGTTCTCCACGAATAGCCGCACCAACAGAAGTAGCACGAATCCAAGCACCATTACTAAAATGTAATTCTAATTTGTTACCTCTTCTTTTGTTTAAAAATCTAGACAATTGAGGATGTCTTTTCATATCTTCACGTATTTCTTCTAATCTACGCATAGCCAAATCTTTGCTTGCTGAGAATAACCAACAAGTAAAAGGTTTATCTCGCCATCTTTCAAATAGCGCCGCATGTAATAGTTTAACTCTTAAAGTAGTAGACTTACTATGGTCACGGGGTGCGATAACACAAACCCTATGGACTTGAGTGTTACCCCTATTACCATACATTTCCATCCACTCACCGATATGGTCTCCCCATGTATACCCCAACCATCTATAAAAATATGATACATCCTTTCTACTCCTTTCCATAGCGAAGTCAGTATTGAACTTACTCATGCGTAATCACCGGAGCGAACAGATTGCCTATTAAACCTAACTGTTTATCTAATAAATGTGCTGACAAACCCGCTCTTGATAAAACAAACCCTTTTTTATAATGGTATCTATCATGTCCGGCTAAACTAGGTAGTTGTACTATAGTAACCCCACTTGTTTCTAGCAATTTTTGATGATGTAAATGCCCATGAAACCAAACATGATGTTCATGTTTACCCCAAGCGTTTCTTTCTTCTGTAGCCATTATAGCAGGAAGGTCAGTCCCTTTAACCCCATCACCATGAGTAAACCCTAAAAGATTATTACCCCATGTTATGTATTGCCTTAATTTAGGGCTAACAGTAATAGTTACATCATCGCAATTTTCATATACCGCATCTAAATACAACATTAATGCTAAAGATGTATGTCTATCGTGATTACCACGCATAAATACTACTTCTACAGATGTTACTTGTCTTAACATATCTATATGTTCTCTTGCTAATTTACAACCATCTATAAGAATTTGTGCTGGACTAGCCGCCGTATCTTGTGGCGTACCTGCCGTAGTAGTACCTTCTTCATTATCTACATGAAACCAATCACTACCTGTTGCTATAATAATTTTTTCGGGCCTACCGGGAAATCTATTAATAAGATTATTAG